CGGGAGCACCAACCATGCCAGTACCCACGGTGGGATCATCTTTTTCAAATGATCCCACATTGCGTGGATTTTCGTAGTGGTCGATTACTTTTTCTGAATATGCCATATTATTGTATACAGGTCCTAGTTCTAGTTATTGTGCCATCTGAGTGCTGGGTTTCCGTCCATACTGTACAGCTTGGTTGCGGAGTTACTGAATACACGGGTTGCGACTGTATGATAACTGGTTGTTGTACAACCACAGGAGGTTCATAGTAACGTGGACGATTTAACTCGTATCCAATTACTCCTCCAATAATCACAGGTGCAATCCAATTGTTATTATAGCCGCCGCGATAGTGTCCACCATGATGATGCCATTGTGCATTGGCCGTGCCTACCATTGCCAACATTGAGATTGCTAGTAATATCTGTTTCATAATAGTCTCCAGGCTATACTAATATAACGCCTTAGGCGCTAGTTTCGTTTACTCTGCCTTCTTAAACATACCCATTACTTTTGCTTGAATATTTTTGGCAAAATTTGGCTGAGGAAAGTTCCAGCCGATAAAAGCACCCAGTGCTAACCAAAATAAAGTTTCTAACATAATACACCTCCTAAAAAGAGCGTACTATATTTATCAAATTATTTTGCAACTTTTGCTTCAGATCTTGCGTTCTTAACTGCGGTAACATCGTTACGAGTTTCTTTGCACAACTTGGCCAAATCTTGACAATGTTTACGTACACGGGTGCCGGCAGCGCCAACTTCCTTGTCATAAAACTTTTCGAAGTCTGCTTCCATTGCTTCTACGATCTTTGTAAATTCTGCGTGTTTGTTTTTAGCCATTTTTAATAATCCTTTATATGAAGTACAGAGTACTTATACCTAGTGTACAAGGGTTAAAAATAAATGTCTAGTTAATTGGCAATAACGTTTGGAGAACCGGCAGTAATGGCACCGGCATCGGTAGAATCGCCCACCCGAGCAACACCAATACCGCCAACAAACACATTACCCGAACCAGCATTGATAGCCGCGCCATGTGGTACACAATTCCTTCCACTTTTGATTGTGTGAGCGGCTGTGGGGTTACCAATGCATTCAACAGCAATACCATTTGCAAACACTTTGGCGCCAGCGCCAGTAGGACCAGTCACAGTTGTTGTACCGTCACAACCGTGACCTGTGGTAGTTGGATCTCCGTCTCTGGCTATTGCTGGCATAATACTATTTATTTTAAAGCAATGCCGGTAGTATTTTGAATATACTGATCCGAAGCATCTTTAGCAGTTGGTGCTAGCACCATAATAGTTGAACGCGAAATACTAACATTAGTATCCATTTCAACTGTAAACAAAAATGGCACAAGTGCAATACCTTTTTGACCTGCTGTTAACACCAATGGCTTATTCACTGTAACTGACATTGGATTCTCGTCAACTAATTTAGCAACGATTTCTTCGCCTGCTGTTGTTTTGATTGTTACTACTTCGCCCGTTGCGATACCTTTATTGATTAGCATGTTTACCCTTTGAGTGTGTTAAAAAATTCTTCGTCTTTACCTGCAAGGCCTTGAAAGCCGCCAGGAAGGAGAACGCCATCCTTGAAAATTTGTGGAACACTACGCAGTCCCTGATCCATCAAGAACTCACGTGCAGTTGGTTCATCTTCCATTTTAATAACTGTGAACGGAACATCTTTACTTTCTAATAATGCTTTGGCTCTGTCACAAAACGGACAGTTGTTTTTTGAATATACTGTGATCATTGTTTTCTCTTATAATTCTGGTAATGCATCATACTCTAATGTCTCGCTCATTACACCTAGTACGTAGTTAGTACTTTCGTTTTCTTGTAATGCAGTTTGTTTCTTGCTGGTATCACTGTGTTTGTTGAACCAAGGAATTGGTGTTGACTTTGGAGCACTTGATTGATATTTGATCCCAATTTGTTTAAGCGCATCAACTGCTGTGTAGTCCACAAAGTCACGAAGGATGTTTGCATTGAGTCCAATGACTGGCCCCATCTTGAACAGATAACTGGCCCAATCTTTTTCTTCACGAATCACATCCATGTACAGTGCGTAGACTTCTGCGTCACATTCTGTTTTGGCGTCAACAAAGCGTGGATCTTCTTTGACTACTTGATTGATCAAATACGCAGTCCAACCTTTGTGCAACAGTTCGTCTTGCAAGATCAAACTGATAATATTACCATTGCCAATAAAGATTTTATTCTCAACCATGGCCAAACTAGTGGCAAACGATGTCATAAATCGAAACGCTTCCAAAGCATAGCTGGCATGCAATGCCATCCAAATGGCTCGAATATGTTCTTTCTCTGTGACTTCCATACCAAGTTCTTTACGACAATTAATTTGATGTAATGCATCGTAGTAATTACCCACACTACTAGCCATGTCAATAATTTCTTTAGTGTCGTGGATTGTGTTGAACACATCCTTAGGCACGTTGTAAATGTTACGGATAATATGACTATAACTTTTGCTGTGAATATTGGTTTCAAAAAATCCCCAGTTGTACATCAATGCCTCAACTTCAGGCAAGCTACACACTGGTGTGAACACTTGTGTTGGCCCACGGCCTTGCAAACTATCCAACGCTGTTTGACGTAACAAGTTGCTGGTAAAAATATGTTTCACAGCATCACTTGCTTCTTTGAAGTCGTTTGAATCTTTGGTAAGACTTACTTCTTCCGGTTGCCAAAAGAAGCCACGTGCAGTAGCATCAAAGTCTGCAATCTTTTTGTATTTGACTTCTTCAAAGCGTTGGATAGTCACCGGACCTGCTGGATCCAGAAACATCTTACGGCTTAGGTAGTCTGTTTTTGTTGTTAAGTTATATTGTGCGGTGCTCATTAATATTTTCCTGATGCAAGTACTATCTTGCAAATATGTTCTAATCTTTCTATGTGCTCATATGCACGCCAAGGACTAGTGTCAATAGCAACAACTCCGTGTCCTTTGATGCCTACAATGTCATAGGCAATGTTTCCCATCTTGTCTAATTGTAACATCTTATGACACTGATCCGCAAGCTCTTGACTGATAGGAGGTACATCTCCCACATTGGGTGCAACCTTGGTATAACGATTCAATTCTGGAAACGCATCGCTAATAGTGCTGAGATCGATACCGGCATGCATTGCGGCAATACAGTAAGTAGGATGAACATGTACTACTACTCGAACTTCTCCACTGTGCTGGCCCATTTCTTTTTGTAAGCCAAAATGTAATGGAATCTCACCGCTGGGTACTAGATTTTTACTGATATCGGTATACGGCAAATCTCTCCAACTATAACCAAAGATGCCTGTGCCGTTGCCACTATTGATAGTTCTATCAATTGCAATTTTTTTGAACTGATCAGGTTGTAGAGTTTGTTTACGTACACCGCTTGGTGTAATGTAAAAGTGATCACGGTCGTGATGACGAATACTCACGTTACCATCACGACTGGTAATCCAGTTACGCTTGTAAGCGTCTACCATTATGTCACATATTGTTTCTAACATTACAGTTTACAAGACTCGCAGTCTTCCTCGCTATCAAAATCTATTGGCTCCAGCATTGTAGGAGCTTCTTCTGCTTTCATCTTACTGCCTGCTTTGTTAATCAAACTATAGTAAAATGTTTTTAAACCCCACATGTGTGCTTGCATCAAATTCTTAGCAATCAATGTGGTTGGCACTTTGCGATCTGCAAAATGTGCAGGATTGTAGAATGTGTTGGTGCTGATACTTTGATCCACATATGCCGCAAGCACTGCACTGGTTTTCAAATAACCGTCACAGTCTTTTTGATCCCACATCATTTGATACTTGTTCTTGAGTTTGTGATATTCTGGTACCACTTGCACAAACGATCCTGCTTTGGATTCTTTCACACTGATCAAGCTCATTGGCATTTCGATACCGTTAGTACTGTTGATAACAACGCTTGAACTTTCTACCGGAGCGATAGCCATCAGTGTAGCATTGCGAACACCGTACTGTTTCATATTGACTCGTAGGGTTTCCCAATCTAGTTCTGGGGTAAAGTCAGCTAGTTCATTTACACCGTTGGCTCGTAACTCCCACGGAAACGTACCCTGGCCGTATCGTGTGTGTGAGCTATGCTGACAAGCACCACGCTCTCGGGCCAACTCAACTGTTGCTTCCGTTAAGTAAAACGCTTGATGTTCCATCCATGCTTTAACGTCTTGTAATGCATCTTTTTCGCCGTAGCGTAACCCACGCTTGGCATGCCAGTAGGCAAGGTTAGTAACACCAATGCCCAATGGTTGTATTTCATCATTGCTTAACTTAGACTGGATAGATAAGAAGTCTTGGTAATCAAGTATGTTGCATAGACTACGCTGTAAAATGCGGCAAGCACGGCGCATGTCTTCTGGATTACGGAATGCTCCCCAGTTGATCGAGCCGAGTGTGCAAAGAGCAATGCGGCCATCAGCATCATCAAGACGCTTGAAAGATTTAGTAGGTAATAGTATTTCACAGCATAAGTTACTTTGGTAAATTGTATGATACTCTGGGTCGAATGGTCCTTGTTTCATTACATTGTCAATAAACACAAGATAGATACGTCCTGTATCAGTGCGCTCTTTCAGTATGCCCGACTTGAACACTTCTTCGGCTGACATTGTTTTCTTGCGAAAACCTTTTTGTTTTTCATATTTTACGTACAATTCTTCAAACAGTTGTGTATTTGCATAAAAGGCTTCGTACAAGTCAGGTACTTCATTGGGGTCAAAGAATGTTATGTCTTCTTTGTTTTTAAATCGTCTCCAGAAGAAAGCACTAAGCACAACCCCATAATCCATATGACGGACTCGGGTTTCTTCTGTTCCTTGATTGTTCTTAAGCACAATAAGGTCATCAAACTGATGATGCCAAATAGGATAGAATACAGTAGCACTAGCATTACGGATACCTCCTTGTGAACACGAGCGTAGATCACCAAACCATTTCTTTAGGAATGGGATCATTCCAGTGTGCATGATTTCACCACCTCTAATAGGACTGCCTAATGGACGTAGACGTCCAATCTCCAAACCAATGCCAGCACGTTTGCTGGCATACTTG